CTGCAACGACTAAATAATCACAAGACGTTACGCCAGCGGGTACGACTAATGTGCCAGATCCGGTAAAGGTATAGATTATTCCAGTTGTACCCGTAGACTTGCTGCCCCTGATGGCTTGTGCGGATATGACCACGATGCCTGAGCCACCGGAGCCACCTCGACCTCCACCTCCACCGCCTGTATTAGTTACGCCTGAAGTGCCGTTATTAGCAGGTGATACAGCCCCATTTCCTCCAGAAACCCCAGGAGTCCCTGGACCACCTAAACCTCCTGTTCCGCCAAGACCAATTCCACCACCGCCACCTCCGGCGTAAACTACTGACACACCGGTAATGGAGTTAGCTAAACCAAGACCACCAGCACCACCTACGGCTGGTGCTCCATTACTTCCTGTACCGCCTGCGCCACCGCCACCACCCGCACCAGCGGTAGAGGGACTAGAACTAGCGCCCCCATTATTTCCTTGAGAGGGAGAAGTTGCTGGTGTATTACCTGCGCCCCCTCCTCCAGATGGAGAAGTGCCTCCAGCTCCAGAACCACCGCTACCCCCATTTGCGCCAGCAGCGGATGCGGGATTGCCAGCACCACCACCAGCAGATGTAATAGATATGGCAGGAAATATAGAAGATCCACCTTGAGTAGCGATTCCTCCGCCTGCGCCTACAGTAATAGGATAACTACCAGCAGAAATAAGAAAGCCGGAACCTATTCGATACCCGCCACCTCCTCCCCCACCGCTAGCTTGAGCGGGATTGCCACCACCACCACCACCACCTGCAACGACAAGATAAGAAACAAGGGATATTTGCGCTAATACCAAGGATCCTGATGAACTAAACGTAAAAACCTGCGCTGGGCCGTACTCGACTTGCCCAAGGACGTTACGAAGCACCGAGTTTCTTATGGTGAGTGCCATGGTTTACGCGAATTTATTTTGGGTGGCAAAGACCGTAAATGTTGCTGCTGCTGTTTCCACAATCGTAAATACATAAACATCAACGCTATTAGCGTTACCGGCGACGGGGGCTACACCCGTTAGCCATTTGGGCGTTACTGCACTTCCATCAATCTGAAAAGCGTTGGGGTAATAAGGCGTTGCGCCATTGGTAACCAGTAAAACTACTTCTACGGATTGCCCCGTGGCCATGTAATTTGCAAGGGTGATGCTTGAGTTACCACGGAAATTTAGTGTGAAGTTTGCTGTAGCGTTTGTTGTGTAGTACTGAACAACCTGCGTAATGACATCATAGTTCGTTGTAGCACTTGGTGCTGCGGCAGTAATTGTCGCGGTTTGAAGAATAGCCCTAGTATTTGCCCCGCCGTACTTATTGATCTTGAACTGCGAAACACTGTTGCGCTGCAAGTCAATAAACGAACTAAGCGTATCGGATGCCGAATCTGCGACGTTTAATTTAAACCCTGTGGGGCTTCCTGTGGTGTTCCACGTAGCGGAGACATCAAACAATGCTGAGGCATCGGAACCGCTGATGGATGCGGAGTCTGAGTAGAAAACAGGTAGGTTGTTAGGCGTTGCGGAGGCGATGATGACACCACCATCTATGGTGTCCATATCACAATACGAACTTACCGCCCCTATGATGGTGCTTACTGTCTCGTTGGTGACGGTTAATGAGGTGACGGTTTCGTTGGTAGCGGTTAGATTGGTTAGCGTTCCTGTTGTGCCTATCAGTGCGCCAGATACGCTGACTGCCGAACCTGAAACAGTAGTAGCTCCTGTCAAAGTTCCTGCTATAACAAGGGCTCCTGTGATTGTCTCGTTACCCGATTTATCAACTTTAAACCGACTTGTCCCGCTAGTTTGTAAATCAAGTAATAGCGAATTAGTTCCCGAAGCGGTGTTGGTGACGTTATATTTAACAAGCGTAGGATCACCTGTAGTGTTCCATACTCCGCTCATGTCCACCATGGGAACAGCGTTTGCACCGCTTACCGAATAGGCGTCACCATAAAGGAGCGTTGCGTTAGCTGTAGAGTCAGCAGCAGTTAGCCTTGCTGCTTGGAAATTAGTGGTTATCGTGACGTTACCAACGGTATCACCATAAACAGCGCGGCCTGATGGGTAGACCACAAAAACGTCTTTAGTGCCCGCTGAGAAACTTACTTTGGCACCACTTGCTGAGGACGACAGAACACTATCGCGGCTAAGCGTTGTGCCGCTTGCGGTGTATGTTCCAATGCCCACTTCCCATTCGGAAGTACCTTGACCCGCTATGGTGTAGTAGGTCTGGTTTGCGTTTCCAATAACAGAAAACGATTGAAAGCCGGTCGCTGCACCAGCTAAAGTTAAAGTGCCGGTGCCTGCTGTGGAGGTAGTTTCCTTGACACGATCTGCGACAACAAGCGGCATGGTCTACCCCTATTCATATTAAACGCCGTCGTTAGACAGTGAGTAGTTGACGTTTAGTGTGTCCCCACTGACCACGTTACGTGTGGCAGAAAAAGCACCTTCGGAAAACAGCACGCCGCCTGATGTCCCCGTCTGTAGGCTCGTAACAAATGCACCTTTCACCGTGCCTGTACCGTTAATGCTAAAAGACGAAGCCGATGATGTTGCAATAACCGAGGGGTCGGCATTAGTAGCCGCACTGAAGGCTAGAGAAGGACGAGATGTCCATGCTGAGTAAGATGTAAACTCTATCCACCCAGTATGTGAGCTATTCGTATCATTATTGCTGAACGCACTAAAACTGCCGTTATCTACCAAACCAAGATACCAAGTGCCAGTCTGCGTTTGATTACGTAAATAGACATCGTTCATGTTTTGTAGACCTTGCTTGGTCACAAGGTTGTGAAACGACTCTTCCCACTTCAACTGTCCACCCGCATCAAAGCACTGGACGGTAAAAACGCCACCAACGCCTATGCGGTCGATTTCCTGGTTATTCATAACCATTGAAGTGTCAAATCGATCCGCTTTGACTGATTTATCTTTCATGATTTACCTCTATTCAATACGAAGAATTGCGTCAGTGGCTGACGCAGGTGGAAATGTAATAACTAAATCTTGGGAGGCTTTAGTAATTGTGCTACCGAAGTTTAAAACACAAACTGCGCGGTTTCCATTAGTGGAATTGTAAATCAACGCCCCCGCGCAGGACAACGAGACATTTGTAAAAGTAGCTGGTTGAAAAGACCAGTAAGCGGTGGTTCCGCTTGTCGTTGGCGTGATGTTTGTGAGCGCAATCCCGCCGGGGGGGTAATTGGTTCCACTCGACGGTACTTCCCCAGCGGATGAGTAAACGGTTGTATCTGCACCGAGGGTGGCAGAGGAGAGGTACAAAGCGATTTTGAAAACATTCCCAGTTCCTGCTGTAAAGTTGTGTAACCCCTGGGCAAGCTCTGCTTTATAACTTGTACACGCTGTTTGTATGATCGCCATATCAGGTTACCGGCATCCTGTACTGCCCAGAACGGTAAGCGTCCTGACGCTCCATACCATCACCCAGACGTTTAGCAAGTGCAAGAGCTTCTTTATATTGAGCTGAAATTTGAGTAATCATATCTTGCTCGCCTTTCAGAAAGGTATACGCTTCAACCAACGAACCATACAACAATACCGTGTCGAAGTTATCGCTCAGCCATGTGGTTGTTGAATCCACATTTCCAGTAGAAATAGACGATGGGTAGAAGAAGTAATGCAACTCCATCTCATAAGCGGCATTTGGCGTTGGGCCAAGCAAAAACGTTAATTCATTAGGCGCTGAATAGTCAGGGCCAAACAACGCATAATGCTTAGGACGACCTACGTTAGCTGCGCCAAGGGGCTTAGGGTAAGCCTCTCTAATGAAATTCACATCTTTATTCAACAGATAATAGTACTCACCATCAGCATCAATTGCTGCCATTGAATAAGGTGCTAAAAAATCAGCAGGGCACTGTAAGTATCGGTTATTGGCCGATGTAAAGCCCGTCACATTCTTACGCAAACTAGGAAACTGGACCGTATTAAAGATCCGCTGCTCTGCTTGTTCAGCAAAGACAGCCAACTGCGCGTCTGAAAAGACGTTTTCGCAGTAGTTATTAATATTGTCCTTTAGTTCACCCCAGTTCACGCCATGGGCCCCCTGCTCATCGTACCTTTAGTCGCAGCACCTGCACCACGCATCTTGATCCCAGAGGTTTTTACACCTTTGTTAGTGCCAATAGATACGCCATCAAGCGGTTGCCAGTCACGCTCAATAGTATCGGTTACGATACGTCTACCAGAACCTTCAGTAACTTTAATCGGTTTGGCATCCATTGTGTGCGGTGCAGCATAAGTCGAAGCTGGGCCAACTTCTTTCCCGTCTTTTTTCATACTGTACTTAGCCATTACCGTGATCCTTGGTTACGCGCACGCGCCATATTACGACCCATACTACGCATATTCATACTGGTGGGGCCGCCCTTTTTAAGAGTGGTTAAAGGCTGACCTTTGTGCTTAGCACGTTCATGTTTGTGCACTGCACCAGCGATCATCTTTTTATCTTGAGCTAAATCTTTCTTGTCCATCATAGACTCCTAAGAAACGGTAACGGTACCAACTTCTGTAAAACTTACCAAATGATTTGGCGTTAATGCAGCATCAAACCCTAGAGCCATGCCCACAGGATTAAAGCCCCACTCAATGACACGAGAACCACCATCTCCCCCAGGAGCTGGTACATAATAAGATGGAGCATCAGGTCTTGGATTGCGAATAGCTTGCGGATCATAGACAGGATACATCCCAAGTTGTAACTGTGGTTGGTCAGGTTCCCAACATTCAGGACATACCAAGATATTAACGTTTTTTGTCTTAATAACCAAGGTTTTAAGTTGTTTTAACTTATACCTAAAGTTACATCTATCGCATTGCGCGATTGCCCATTTACCAGAGGCAAACTGATTAGGC